TCTTTCATTAGCAGACATTTCTTGGTTAAACGCTTGCTGATCGGCTGCTCTGTCGTTCTGACCGCCTGAAAGCATTTGATTATACCGCTGCTGCTCCGCAGTGAGGTTCTGCCCAAACGTATTACTGGCTTGACCGTATGACTGTGCGTCTTCTGCTCTACCTTCAAGGGTAGAACCCATTCTAGCCTGTTCGTAAGCATCTGTACTGTCGCGACCATAAGCCGCCATTTCAGACTCATACGCTTGGTCGCCTGCTCTCAAACCACGGTTACGCAATCTGACTTCAAGCTCTTTACGTCTTTGCTCCATCTGCGGGTCAAGACGGCTTGTAGCACGACCGTAAGACGCATCTTCTGCGGCTTGGCGTTGGCTTTGCCCATCCCACTGAAATCCTTCAGGGCCAGTTGTTGGGCCAATACCGGCGCCAATAACACCTGACGCTTGCGGGCCTGCTTCTACATCACCGAACTGATCCCAGTTAAGTGGTGCGCCCATTTCAGCGTTTATACGGTCGCCCATTGCTGCTGCGGTAGAACCTAACTGCTGATTAGCTTGCATCTGCGTGTTGTAAAGGTTCTGCATCTCAGGCGATAGCGTCTGATTCTGCGTCCATTTAGTGACCATCTGGCCAGTAGCAGGGTCGCGAACCATTGATTGCCCCCACGTATTGCTGCCCATTGTGCTGTACTGGTCAGGACGGTCGGCATACGTTTTATCCCGCGCTGTTTCGCGTGACTGTTCGCCTTCTTCTTGCGCTGCGCCGATGATATCTGGTGATTTTGGGCTCTTTTTACCGATTGGACTACCCTCCTTTATTCTGTGCCGCGATACGGCTACGACTGTTATCTGCTGCTGCTGACCTTAAAGCGCCAGCTCTGGCGTTACCACCACGGTTCGTTATGGCTTGTACAGGTGCCTGTTGTGGGCCAACTGCGAATTGTTCTACCCTTGGTGCTGGTGCGGGTGCTGCTGGTGCTGCTGGCGCGGGTGCTGCCGCTGCTTCTTGCTGTCTTATCGCTTCGGCTCTTGTTGGTGGTGCTGCCATCAATCCCGCGTCTACAGCGTTTTGAACGTATTGAATAGACTTGTCTGGGGCCATTGTAACGTCAGGCTGTATGCCTTTAGGGTTAGGATTGGCATAACCTACGCTGGGTTGCTCGCCTCTTGAATTGGTTATATTTACCCTCCCTGAACCTGCTACTGTGTTAGGTACGGAAGGTTTAGCTTGCACCACGTTTGTAGGTTGAGGCCGTCTTTGGGCCATATACTGATTGTAGTATGCGTCAGGTATTCTTACGTTCACGGTTATGCCGCCTCTTTCAATTCAGTTATATATTTACAGTCTTTACGCTTTAACTGCATTAGCAAATAGTCTGTCCCTACATCATACGCTTCTTCTAATCGCGTCTTGACTGTAAACCCCATGTGGGTGTTCAACTTAACGGCTTTATCGTTATTCGCCGGTACGAGTCCGTAGACAAAATTCACGTTCTGGTTCTTAAAAATGAAGCCAAAACATTCTTCTAAAAAGCCGTGTTTCAATAACATCGGTGTTGTTAGCATAAAGTGGCATTGTACGCTGTTATTCGTCCAATTATCCATAAGGCAAGCACCAACAGGCACACGCCGGTCAGCATCTATCGCCATAATACCCGCTGTATCTTCGCAATGGAGAATAGGAATCTGGTCGTTGACCCATTTCCAGTCTCTGCGGAAGTTAAATGGCGTGTACACGATACGCATTAGGCCATCGGGCCTCCGACATCATAGATTAAATCCCAACCTATTAGCCGTGTTGTTGTTCGTGCGCTGCCTTTTGTGGCTATTGCCATATAGCGCCCAGTACCCCATGACCCACCGATAGAAGGGAAAGTGGTGCCTGAGTCGCTGCCCCAAACCGCAAAATCCCATTTGTCAGCGTCCCAGATACCTACGCCAAATCTGTCGGGCGTACTAAACTGGAAGTCCAAACCTTCTGAAGTGTCAAAATCAAAGCGCACAACCGAACTGTGGAGAGGGGCTACTTGCGCGATAAAATCGGGTCGGATAAGCTTGGCGCGTTTAAACACTGCGGGCTGTCCAAAAGACGTAAAAGACGTAAGAATAGAGAAGTTTATTGCCTCGCCATTAAACTCTGGTTCTACAGGCGTTATACGTTTGTCGTCCACGGGTACGTCCATGCGACAGACACGCCCATCGGCGGTGCCAAATACAACAGACCCTTGATACTCATCAAAACAAGTCATGGGTACACCGCGCCATAGACCCCACGCCTGTACACCTATATTGTAGTAATACTGTATGGGCGCTGCCGAACCTACGGTTGGCGAAGAGACTAAAATGCCACCTTCGCTAGGTATAACGGTCACATCCCAGCCTGCAAGACTTACTTTCGCTCGCATTTCTTGACGTATTAACCCTGCTATTTTATACGCCATCGTCGAGCCTTCAACGTCAGAGCGTAAGATACTGGTGTCTACGCCTAGAAGAAGGTCAGCCATACTAACAAGACCGTAAACAGACAGCAGAAATAGTTCGCCACCTGATTCAGTGCCAAAACGAGGGCTGTTAGGTATCTCACCGATAAAATACGTACCGCGCTGTTCCCAGTCATCTAAATCAGGGTCAGAACCTTGATACACCAGTACATCACCTGCATGGCTCACGGCGACTAATAGGTCATCTACACCCGAACCACCGTCTACTGTCCAGCTAAATAGCCCTTCTAGCGTTCCGCCGTGTTTAAATTTAGACCCAAAAAAGAATTCTGTTGCTTGGCCTGAACTGCTACCAATACCCAGATACCACGCTTTTGTGGAGTTTTCTTCGACCATCCATAACCGCTGTTTATGGGATACGATAAATTTAATGTCGGCTATCACAGGGCCATTAATGCCTGTAGCCGCCGCCCATGTATCTGTGGCGGGGTCGTACTCAAACAGTCCGTTTAACGAGTCTGCGTAAAACAGTACATCACGCCCTGAGTCATCGACATAGTGCGCGTAAGTGCCGTACCCTGCTCCAGATGTTTGATCCGCAAACGTAAGTAAAAGAATAGGGGTCGCGCCATAAACTTCAACGTCCCAAATGCCTTCGTTAGTGACGGCGAATAATTTGTCACCGACACCATTATCTTGTGCGCTGTCGTAAGGTATTAGCGTGTGTACACCAAGCCCTGCACCATTGTCTAAGCCGACTTGCCATTCTTGGTAGCCTTCACGTATCCGCAGTCCGTACTCAAAAGGCAGCATGTTGTACGTGTAAACGCAGGTATTTAAATCTTCAGAGCCAATGGCTTGCCGAATGTCCATACCGCCTTGAGGCGCAGGGTATCGAGCGACTTCATGCGACCGCTGTTGTGGGCGCTGGGCATTGCCTACAGGAGAACCAATCATCTGCCGTATCCGGTATCAGGGGCGTTCCAACTAGACAGATAAGGTATGCCATACCCACTACGACCTGCGTTCAATATGGGTGCGCCTTTCTCTGTGCCGGTCAAGAAAGCAAATATCTGGTTGAAATCCGCTTGTGCTTTGGTCGTATCGAAGCCGCCAGCCTCAAGATACTTAACTTTTAACGCCCGCGTAATCAGGGTTTTATCGAAAAGCGGAGTGTCACTGGCCTGATCAACGCCTTTTTTGTAGCTGACAGGGTTGGTTGACGGGTCATAAACCCAATCGGTCGAGATGTACTCGAAATTCAGGCTTAACCCATTAGGGGGTGGGTCTGGAAACACATTGAACTTACCCTGCGCGATACGGAAACTGGCATAAAGGGTGTCCGATGCTAGGTTTCGGCCTTTTAGGTATGTCCAATCTTGAGCCGACAAAGGGCCACCCATAGGGACGTTATTCGTTTGATCCCAACTGGTTTGGTTCAAAATGTAACCGAAGTTAGACGGCAGGTCGTAAGACCCGCTGTCTGTATCAGACGTGGTAAACGTGTGAGAAGCGACTAACAACTCCCACGGATACGCCTGCATAAGCTCTTCGCCCGCGGTATTTAGCAGGTACTGAAGCTGGATAAAGAAAGGGTCTTGACTAGCATACGGGGCTTGAACTGGTGCGATACCAACTTCTGCTGCAACTCTGTTAAGAATCTCCGCTGCTGTTATTGTCGTGTTTAAACCCATGTTTCACCTTTATTTTTTAGCGCGTGACTTCCGTTTGGCTCTACCCGCTGGTGCTGCTGGAACGGGTATAGCAGCATTAGGGTCTGTTTCTTCGTCTAATTCGCTTTGAAGCGCTATTGGCGCTTCTTGCGTTTCAGGAAACATGTCTAGTTGTGGACTAGGCGCTGCTTTCTGTTCAAGTAGCTTTCGCATTTGCGCTTGCAATTCGGCTACTTGCCCGCGTAACTCTTCTTTCTCGCGATCAACGCTTTGTTTGTCGTTAACTTCTAGCCATTTTTGTGCTTTTTCTCGTAAAGAGTAGCCGCCCATCATGTTGCTGATGTTGGAGTCTTTCACTGTCGCCATTTGCTCGACAGTTTTTACGTTCAAAAAGGCCAATTCCTCAGCTTGAGTCCGTGTAATCTGAGGCCATTCACTTAACGGCATACCTTCAGTAGGTGCTTCGACACGGCGCTCAAAAGCGTCAAAATGTCGCGGAAACCGCTGTTTATCCGCTACAGTAGCAGGGCGACAGGCTTGTACGTCACGCTGACCGGCTACTCTAAGCTCGATGTACGCCACTTCTTTAAAAACGGGTCGTCCTAGTTCTTCAGATTTAGCACTGTCTGGGCGCTCTTTATAGAAAAACTTGACCATAAGAGACTTATCAGCCTCTGCGGTGTCTGCGAAATCGTTATGATTAAACTCTGCTTGTTGCATTATGCTACCTTAGTTGTCGTAGGGGATTACATCTTACAGTACTTCTTTCACCGAAATCAAAGCCATGTTGCCGATGAAGAACTCGTTGCCGTAAACCGAAACATCAGAGTTACCTTCTAAAATGAGCTGTTTGGTAAACGTACTACTTCTTGCTCTAGCTGTACCGGCATTAGTTCCAAGCGAACCAACCGCTACGCCTTCTACATAATCGGCTAAAACAAACGTAACTTCGACAAGCGAGCCGATATCCGCAGGCGTGGTCTGGCTCAAAAAAGTTATGCCTGA